CAAGTAGCAGTAGCACAAGTTGTTATGAATAGAGTAAAGGATGAAAGGTATCCTAACAATGTATGTGACGTAGTTAAACAAGGTTTGACATACAAATGGAATCCATCTATACCTATCAAAAACAAATGCCAATTCAGTTGGTACTGTGATGGCAAGAGTGACAAGCCTAAGAACAAGGAAGCTATCAAGCAAGCATTGACAGTTGCAAGTGGTGTATACAAGGGCAACCTAGATGACTTTGTTGAAGGTGCGACACACTACCATGCCTACTATGTGAATCCTAGTTGGGCTGAGACTAAGACTTATGTAACAAGAATAGATGACCACATATTTTATAGGTGGGATATTGAAAGGAGTAAGAAATGAACTTAATAGAACTTGATAAGCAAATCAAAGAGCAGAAAGTATTATCAGCATTTAAAGATGGTGTAACAGATGCCTTGATTGATGGAGAAAGAAATGAAGAACAATCACATCATTACTACAAACAAGGTTATGATTTTGGTTTAACACTATACAATGAACTGTATGGTAAAGATTGGGAGAGTGAATAATGAATAGATTTATTATAGAACAAACACCACATGAGATTGCTAAGTCTCTATGTGACCAACACATAGTCAAGATGCCACTAGAAGAAGCACAGATGTTATGCACTACACTATGGCATCATGCACCACAGTATGCAGAGGAGCATAACTTGTACAAACCTGTACATCAAAAGCATCCATGCACATTATGGGCTATGGAAACACAGATGAACTATGAGTTTGCCTTTAGTTTATATGATGCGATGTTACGAGAGTACACTAATAGATATCACAAGGTACATGGTGCAAGTAAGCATTACGATGCACTATACAATGGCACTAAGTTTGTACCTCATGGTAGTTTGACACCACACCCACAATGTTTTAGTGGGCATGATGACCTCAAGACAGATGAAGGATACCCTATTGAAGCATATCGTGCATTTTACAGAGTTGACAAACTTAGATTTGCAAGGTATACATTTACAAATAAACCACAATGGCTAGAAGGAGAAGTAGCATGAAAGTAAAACAGTTAATCAAAATATTAGAAGCAGTAGATGATAAACTACCATCAGATATGTATGAGTTAGATGAGGTAGAACATCATTCAACAACTCACGATGAACCCATACGTATTGCAGACATGGATGTGGTGCATCTAGTCAGAGCATTTAGACATCAAGAACGTAAACTAACTAAACAGCTTACTGTTGATGTTATATGTAAACTTGCCAAAGAACGTGACATGTGGAAAGAGAAAGCCATGAACATGGTTGAGAAAAGTACACATGAAGAACTTGAGTTAGAAAACCAACGGCTTGTCCAACGACTTGAGCATGATGAAACTGTAGTGTCTAAGGAAGCATATGATGTAGCATGGAAAGAATGGGAACGATGGAAAGCAAGAGCAGAAATGTGGAGAAAGGAATACGAGAAGGCTACATCTAAGAAAGGGTGTGGCTATGTATTCAGCGAGATACCTAACGACACAGATGGACAAGAGTTTGTTGACACTATGAAGAGGTATCTTAACAAAGAATCATATAAGATGCGAGTGCGAGGACAACACATCAAGCCTGAGTTAAAAGGTACAGGTGCTACCTATTGGGGTCAAGGTTTGAATGAATCTACTCACATGAGAATATATATTGAAGCAAAGAAAGGAGATTAATATGTGGCACAGAATAACAGATTTTATGGAGAAAGACTTTAATAAAAAATATGGTGAGGGTACAAAGTTTGACCTTGACTATGGCAAGTTACTAATCATAGGACTATGTATTTACATAGCATGGCAGGTATGAATAAATATACAGTAGTATATACTGCAAATGATAGATATGATTCCCCTATAGATGAACCTACTAGTAGAGTAGAATATATACAGGGAGAAACTTTAGACATAGCTATTGATGAACACATAAAGCACATGAAAAGTTGGGCAATACAAGGGGTAATTGGAGAGGTAATTTATCTAGAAGGACATATCAAACAAGTAGATATAGGTCATGGTATAGGACACACTTTAAATACAACCAAAGATGTAATTATTACAGGAGTAAATAATGACACAATTAAATTTGAATGACCTAGTACACAAGTACTATTTGTCTAATGATTTCAATGTGTTAGCCGATAAAACTAAACATGATTATCAATATTGTGCAGGAGTTTTATTGGCTACTGAAGTTGATGGCAAAAGTTTGTCAGAAATAAGGCTGACTAAAATGACAGGTGCGATAGCTCGAAGAGCTTACGAGCAATGGCTTGGTCGAGGAATCTATCAGGCTAATGCTATCACATCTGTAGCACGTAAGGTGTATTCCTTTGGCATGGAGATGGGTTATGCTGAGAGCAATCCGTTTGCTACCTACAAGAGGAAGACACCTCATGCACGTAATACTGTGTGGACAAAAGACCAAGTGACACAGTTCTTAGATGTAGCTTATGCTGATTTTAAGTACAGAAACTTAGGATTGATAGTACAAATGGCTTACGAATGGTGTCAGAGGGTGGGCGATATGAGAATGTTACAGTTTTCTAACATAGATTTTGATAAATGTGTGTTAAATTTGCAACAGTCTAAGAGAAGAAGTGTAGTACACCTGCCGATTTCTCTTGACTTATTGGAAATGCTTAAGCAACAGAAGGATGAATATGATTTTCAACCCTACGTTGCACCCTATCCTACTGCAATGAAGGGTAAATACTCGCCATATACCATGCAAAGGCTATCAAAGGTAGCACGATTGGTCATAGAACAGGCAGGATTACCTGATGACCTACGTATTTCTGACCTGAGAAGGACAGGAACTACAGAAATGGTGGAAGCAGGGGTGTCTATGGGTCAGATTATGTCAGTTACAGGTCATGCTAACCCACAATCCGTGAAACCTTACATGAAAAATACGTATGCTAGTGCAGAAAGTGCATTGACAATGCGAAATAATCATGGTAAAAGCATTTAAATGCCGACAAGGAGAGTGATATATGAATATAAATACATACATTAGTGACTTAAATATAGGAATAGGAGAGAGTAAACGTCTTAACTGTCCTGCATGTAATGGTTACAAAACATTTACTGTGACCAATAACATGGGTCAGATGCTATGGAACTGTTACAAATCTTCTTGTCAACTATCAGGCTCTAAACGTATGCCCTTGTCAGCTAATGACATCAAGATGCATACGCAAGTGACTGAAAGGAATAGTGAACCCTTCGTAATGCCTGAGTACATCGTGCCTTACGACAGGGAAAGTTATTATGGAATACCTAATGATAGGCTCATGTATGATGTCAAGGAACATAGAGTTGTGTTTCCTGTAGTACATGAAGGCAGGGTTGTTGATGCCAATGGTAGGTCACTAGGAAAAAGAATACCTAAATGGAAACGATATGGAAAAAGTGACTTGCCTTTTGTCGCAGGACATGGTAAGGTCGCAGTAGTTGTTGAGGATTGTGTAAGTGCTTCCGTTTTAGATGGTGAAGTATATGTTGGGGTAGCAGTATTGGGTACGTCATTGTCAGAATCTCATAAGAAGTATCTCTCACGATTCTCAACAGCAATAATAGCACTTGACCCTGATGCTCTACCCAAGACTATGGCATTTGCAAAGGAACTACGAGCCTATGTAAATGATGTCAAGGTGCTAAGACTAGAAGACGATTTGAAATATAAGAAGAGGAACGATATAGAAAACTTAATTAACTTAACCCCAAAGGAGAACCAATATGGAACTATCCCTACTACGTAGCTTGATGAATCAAGAGTTTTATACCGACCATCGTGGCTCTAAATGTCCTGACCGACTATTTAGTAAAGATGCTAGGAAGTTAAAGCACACGATTGATTATGCTATGAATAAATATAAACGAGATGTAACACCTGATGAGGTGGAAGCATTGTTCATGGCGAACAATCCATCTATGACTACTGCACAGAAGCAAGGCTATAGTTCTCTGTTCAACACAGTAAAACGTGAGCAACCTATGGGTACTGACGTGGCACAGGATGTGTTGTCTAAGCTATTCCAACAGGTCATAGGTGAAGACATAGCTAATCTAGGATTTGATTACGTCAATGGTGCAGAGAAAAGTCTTAAGCCATTACGTGATTTACTAGAGAAGTATAATGACAACTTCTTGCCTGAAGTAAAGATTGAATGGGATGATATATCTTTTGATACCATCATGGCTAAACAATCTGTACAGATGAAGTGGACATTCAACATACCTGAGATGGCACGTAAGATAGAAGGTGTCAACGCAGGATACCTTATTGAAGTAGGAGCAAGACCTAATACAGGTAAGACTTCTTTCCATGCATCTATGTTGGTAGGACCTAATGGTATGGCTAGGCAGGGTGCTAAGTGTGTAGTGTTATGTAATGAAGAGTCGTATGACAGAGTTGCTTTCAGATACATACAAGCATCAACAGGTTTCCCTAAAGAAAAGATACAGGCTAATATACATGAAGCTAAACGTATCTATCAAGATGTCACTAAAGATGTAAAGATTAAAGATGTTAGTGGCGAAGACATGACTTGGGTTGAGACTATGTGTAAGTCAGAGAGACCTGACATAGTTGTACTTGATATGGGAGATAAGTTTGCTAGGCAGGGTAGCTATGCTAGACCTGATGAGATGCTTAAAGCTAATGCTATATATGCTAGGCAGATAGCTAAGACGTATGGATGTGCTATATTCTATATGTCACAGTTGTCTGCTGAAGCTGAAGGTAGACAGGTTCTTAACCAAGCTATGATGGAAGGCTCACGTACAGGTAAGGCAGCGGAAGCTGACTTGATGTTATTGATTGGACAACCTGCTCAAGTAGAAGGGGTTGACGAACAGTCAACTTTAAGACATATTAATGTTGTTAAGAATAAAGTAACAGGATGGCATGGTATGATTAATTGTAACCTTGATTATAGAATCGCAAGGTTCACAGCATAGAGGAGTAAGATATGAAACTTACATTAGATGTAGAAAACACTGTCACTAAACGTGATGGCAAGATGTATCTCGACCCATTCGAGCCTGACAATAAGCTTGTCATGGTAGGATGTTTGACAGATAAAGGAGAAGAATATTTATATAGAGACAACTTCGATGGTGTACAAGGACACCTAGATGAAGCTACAATATTAATAGGACACAACATAGCATATGATTTAATGTGGCTATGGGAGTGTGGCTTCAAGTATGATGGTCCTGTGTTTGACACAATGCTAGGCGAGTATGTCTTGCAACGTGGACAGAAAGAACCATTATCACTAGAAGCTTGTGCTGAAAGGTATGAGTTAGATACTAAGAAGCAGGATACCTTGAAAGAATACTTCAAGCAAGGTGTGGGTGTTGATGAGATACCACCTGAAGAGTTATCCTCTTACCTGTCAGCAGACTTACATGCAACACAGCAGTTAGCTGAGAAGATAACAAGAAGATTGATGACTACAGATTCAGCATTGATGGAATGTGTTGTGCTTACTAATAGGGTATGTGTCACTCTTGCTCACATATATAATACAGGATTCGCTGTAGATGTAGAGAAGTTGGATGAGGTTAAGCTTCAGTTTGAAGCAGAGAAGCTTGAGATAGAGAAACGATTGCAAGTTCAGATAAGAAAACTTATGGGTGACACACCTATTAATCTTAATAGTCCAGAGCAGATGTCTTGGGTTATATACAGCAGAAAGCCACATGATAAAACTATGTGGGCAAATGCCTTTACTCCTTACATGGACAAGGCACACTTCAATGACGTTGTATCAAGAAACTCTGATATTGTATTAAAAACAAAAGCTGTGTCATGTAGAGAATGTAATGGCACAGGACAGATAAGAAAGGTTAGAGTAAATGGAACTCCTTACGCAAATACCACTAAGCACATTGACTGTGGTGGTAATGGTTATACTCTTCAATCTCTTGGATTAGTAGCAGGATTGAAGTTTAAAGCACCAAGTTCTAAGTGGATATCTGCTAATGGATTTGGTGTTTCTAAGACGAACTTAGATATGTTACAGAGCATGGCTAAACGTACCAACATGACAGATGCTGTCAACTTTTTGACAGATGTTAAACGTTTATCAGCTTTGGATTCATACCTAAGTTCATTTGTAGAGGGTATCAAAGCACACGTTAAATCTGATGGTAAGCTTCATGTGAGGTTATTACAACACAGGACAGCGACAGGTAGGTTTAGTGGTGCTGACCCTAATATGCAGAATATGCCTAGAGGTGGTACGTTTCCTGTTAAGAAGGTATTCGTATCACGTTGGAAGGGTGGCAAGATACTTGAAGCTGACTTTGCACAGCTAGAGTT